GGCGATGTTAAAACAAAATGCCCACAATGCGGCCCAACAAGGAAAAACAAAAGCGACGTTTCACTAAGCGTTAATGTAAACAAAGGCGTTTATAACTGTCATAATTGCGGTTGGTCGGGTTCAGTAAAGTTTAAGCCTAAAGAAGATTATATACTGCCGGCTAAAATAGATATAAACCTGTCGTCTAAAATTGTAGAATGGTTTAAAGGCAGGGGTATTTCAGAAGCTACCCTATCGCATTGGAAGGTAGGCGAAAGCATAACATATATGCCACAGGTTAAAAACAACCGCAAAACAATAAATTTTAATTATTACAAAGACGGCAATTTAATAAACGTTAAATACCGCGATTCTGAAAAGAATTTTAAAATGGTATCGGGGGCCGAGTTAATATTTTACGGCTTAGATAATATAAACGAACTTAAAAAGGTTTATATAGTTGAGGGCGAAATGGACGCGCTTAGTTTGCACGAGGCCGGTATATATAGCGTTTGTTCTGTTCCTAATGGCGCAAGTAAAGGCAACCAACGCCTAGAGTATTTAGATAACTGTTGGCGGTCTTTTGAAGATAAGGACGAGGTTATAATTTGCACCGACAACGACGAAGCAGGTTTACAATTACGCGCAGAGTTAGCCAGGAGGTTTGGGCATTACAGATGCAAATACGTCGATTGGGGCGATTATAAAGATGCTAACGAGGTTTTAGTAGATAAGGGAGCTGAGACGCTAAGAACGATAGTAAAAAGCGCTAAGAACTTCCCATTGGAAGGCGTTTTAAATATAGCGGATATTTGGGACGATGTTTTGCAGTATAACGAAAACGGTATAGTGAATTACGATATGAACCTAGGCGGGTCAAATGAATATTTTAAACTTGCAATGGGGGAATGGACAGTAGTAACCGGAATACCAAATAGCGGTAAGTCGGATATTATAGACCAAATTTGTGTTAATATGGCGACCAAATACGATTTTAGATGCGCTATGTTTTCGCCGGAAAGTTTCCCATACGAGGGCCATATAAAACGAGTTGCTAATAAGCTGAACGAAACAAATTGCACAAACGACCAATTAAACGGCACAAAAGATTTCATACTAGAGCATTTTTATTGGGTTAAAATAGACCTTAAAAACTTAACCCTGGAGGCAATACTAAACCATTTTAGAGACTTGGTATTTCAAAAGGGCGTAAATATATGCGTTATTGACCCTTGGAATATGCTCGACCATAGTGCGCAAAAAGATCATAGTTACGTCGGTAAGGTGCTTAGTCAAATAACACAATTTTGCCAACAAACAAACACGCATTTGTTTTTAGTGGCGCACCCTAGAAAAATAGAAAGTGAAAATGGCAACTATAAAAAACCAACGCTTTACGATATAAGCGGGTCGGCAGACTTTTTTAATAAGTGTTATAATGGTCTTATTTGTTACAGGAATATTGGCGACCGCACCGACTACGGAAGTGATAGCGTAGATATACACGTTGAAAAAGTAAAGAGAAAAGAGAATGGTGGGTTAGGTAGTTTTAGCATAGCACCGGATTTTGACAATGGCGCAGTATATAAACCAATTACCGCGGCCCAAAAAAGATTTGAGGCCCCTAAAAAAATGGTCGAAGTTGTAGATTTAGACCAGGACGAAACAGATGTACCGTTTTAATTATGGCAAAACGTAAAAGAGAAAAGCAATACGTCCCAACAGACGCGCAAACAAATGCTAGGGTATGGTGTATTAAAAACAATATTAAGATATTGCCAGAGCCTACATTTAGGGGTATTTATTTAACCCTGGACGTAATGGGTAGGCTTACAAAGTCGCCAGACCCCTACACAAATCAAAATGTAAATGCAAAGATTTTTGAAATATATGAGTACCTTTACAAAAAATATCATTAAATATGGGTTCATTTCAAGTGCAATTATTTCCTATTTATGGTTTTGCTTTAGGCATAAATTACGCAAGTGGCGCGATTGAGGAATTTTATTATATGGAAGCCGACGAACGTATGATACAATTTTTTATAGGCCCAATAGGAATATCAATAGTTTGGTTTAAGTAACAAATTAAATATACATATGAAACAAAAGGTAAAAATCGGGGACGTAATACCTAACGAAAAAAACCCAAGGTATATACGCGACCCTAAATTCAACAAATTAGTTACTAGTATAAAAGAGTTTCCGCAAATGCTAGAGAAACGCCCAATAGTCGTAGATGAAAATATGATTGTATTAGGCGGGAATATGCGTTTAAATGCCTGCAAAAAAGCAGGGTTAAAAGAAGTTTGGATTGATGTTGCAGAGGGCTGGAGCGAAAAACAAAAATCCGAGTTTATTATAAAAGACAATGTAGGATTTGGAGAATGGGATTGGGAAATACTGGCTAATGAATGGAATACTCAATTACTAGAAGATTGGGCGCTAGATTTGCCAGGCTTTGATGTAAATGAGGACGATTTAAGTGACGACTTTAGTTTGCCCGAAGGGGATAAGGAACCATTTCAACAGCAAACATATACTTTAGCAGATGAGCAGGCAACTGCAATAAAAAATGCTATTGCTGATATAAAAAAAACAGATGCTTTTAAATATTGCGAAACATTTGGCAATGAAAATGGAAATGGTAATGCTTTATATTTAATAGTAACAGAATGGGCCGCGCAAAAGAAATAATAGTAAAAGTTATACCTAGTAAAATAGCTAATGAATTTGTTAAAAAAAATCATTATAGTGGAAAAGTTGTCAATATGAGCACTTTACATTTCGGTTGTTTTTTAGACAATAAACTTCACGGCGTTATGTCTTACGGTCCACCAATGGACAAAAGAAATGTTTTAAATTTAGTAGACACTGGTTTAAATGATCATAATAAAAAGTGGAATGAAATGCTAGAACTTAACAGAATGGCGTTTGACGATTATTTGCCAAAATATTCTGAAAGCAGGTGCATAGCAATTAGTATAAAATTATTGAAAAAAAATGCTCCACAAATAAAATGGATTTTATCGTATAGCGATGCAACACAATGCGGTGATGGTACAATTTATAGAGCTAGTGGTTTTAAATTAACTCAAATTAATAAAAACTCAACTATATATAAATTAGCTAATGGAGAAATAGTTGCAAAAAGAGGTGACAGTAATTATGATTTTAAAAATTCAGAAGCATTAAAAGGTTTTCAAAATAGATATATTTATTTAATAGATAAAAATTGCAAAATAAATACAGAAATATTGCCATTTAGTGAAATAGATAAAAAAGGCGCTGGTATGTATAAGGGCAAAAAAATTGCATTATCTGAAAGAAAATCTTAAATTTGTTTTATATGCGTATAAAGTGTAATGGTTGCATATCTAACAACCAGTTAGAAGGAGGGGTTCGATTCCACCTATACGCTCAAATTAGCTGCTAAATAAAAAATAGCAGCTTTTTTTTTATAAAAGTTTGTAGTAATTAAAAGAATTTTTTAAATTAGCTAAAGATTAAACAAACTAAAACTATTTATTATGTCAGTTAATTTATTTGCAGAACAGAAAATTTCAAAATTGTACAACACATTAAGCGCAGACAAAAATGTTCAAGATTTTGTTTCGGAATTAGATTTTTTTAAAAAAAGGAATAAGTTTGGTGCAGAAAGCGCAGAAGATTTTATTGGTAGAGCAGTATGGTATGGCTATATAGCAAACATTACTGCTTTTAATGTTCAATACATAGAAAACGAAGAAATTAATTTTAATATGGAAAGCAATGAAAAGTTTGAGAACTTCCAAGATGCAATTCAATTATTAGGATCTTTGATTTATAATGTAGCGACAAATGATGGAAATATATTTTTAATGGACGATTGGTATAACGCTTTAACTTCTATTGAAAAAGAGTTTGTAATTGAGGAGCCAATTGAAATTCCTAACTACTGTTATTAGGATTAAATACATAAAAATAAGGCGGTTATTAATTTAGCCGCTTTTTTTATTTAATTTTGTAAAATGAATAAACAAAATGTTACATTAAAAAAGGCGATGCTAGAAGCCTTGGAAAAATCATTGGGTATAGTTACTACTGCTGCTAAGTCAGTTGGTATAACTAGAAAAACCCATTATGATTGGTTAAATAAAGACCCGCAGTATGCAAAGGCGGTAACTGAATTAGAAGATTTGGCGCTAGACTATGTAGAGTCAAAGCTATTTAAGAATATCGAAAAGGAAAAAGAAGCCAGCGTATTTTTCTATATGAAAACAAAAGGTAAGAAAAGAGGGTATGTAGAACGCCAGGAAATAGTACACCAAGGCGCTATGCCGGTAAGTAAAATATCCGAAGAGGCAATGCAAGAGATTGACAAAATACTAGACAAAGAGTACTAAAATGGGAAAATGGAAGCAGTTAGGGAGGTTATTAAAGATAAATGTATTGATAGTTTACTATTCTTTACAAGATTTATATTTAAAGAAAACACAGGCAATAAATTCGAGGTTGCGCCGTTTCATATTGAACTGGCCCAAACCCTTGAAAAGGTAAGCAAAGGCGAAATAAACCGCCTTATAATTAATATACCGCCTAGGTATGGTAAGACCGAGATAGCCGTAAAAATGTTTATAGCCTGGTCGCTTGCTAAAAACCCAGCCGCTAAATTTATACACTTATCGTATTCAGATGCCCTAGCGTTAGATAACTCTAGCCAAACAAGGGAATACATTACAGGCGATGCCTACCAGGGTATATGGCCCCTACAACTTAAAAAAGATAGTCAAAGCCAAAAGAAGTGGTACACAACCGCAGGGGGTGGCGTATATGCAACCGCTTCCGGTGGTGCGATTACTGGATTTGGTGCCGGTAGTGGTGGGGCTATTATTATAGATCC